TCGTGAATGATCAGGTCGTTTATTTTTAGTGGATAACGGTCACGATCACTCAGCTTAGGGTTTAACATGAACTGCAACGCAAACCCGGTACGACCGTACGACAGCTGACGTTCTTCTAGGTCCATATCACTGAAGCGTAAGGGTTCTGTAGAAGTACCAGTACTCTCAGGAGTTATGTTATCCCGTATAAAAGGTGCAAGGGCATTACCGTAGTTGTTGTCAGCGTCTTCCTCGTTCGGATACTTAGCTGTCCATATACGCTGCTCGTAGCCCCTCTCTGATAGTTTAGTGTACAGACTGTCCTCGCATTGGGGTGTACCAAGAAATACAATCCTAGAGCTTTCTAGGGGCTTTATAATAGAATCAAACTCTTTAACAGCTTCGTCCAGTTTATCCCGTAGTCCTTGTGTTTGTGAGTTGGAAGGTACTTCTACGTCGTCAGCTACGATTATATCAGCACGGGAACCAGTCAGCTGGGATGTTACACCTAACGACTTAACGGAGGGTGCATGAGAAGCAGGAGCACCACTAACATCAAAAGCTATCTTACTGAATCGTTGGTTCTCTGAAGGTTGTAGATGTTGTAGTGCAGGTATGTCCTGTATCAGACGTAACGTAAAGGTAGAGAAGTCATCTGATCTATTCTTACTGGCAGATACAACAAGTATGTTTTTTGTTTGGTCTAGTAGTAACTGATGAACGACAAACGCTGAGGTTATCCAGCTCTTACCACACCCACGAAATGCTTGAATAACGGAACGACGAGGTCCATTTTGCAAGTATAAAGCCATGTCGTACTGTAACGGAGTAGGGTCAGGCAGGTTAAGGTGTCGCCAAACAAGACACAGAAAGTTTCTAAAGTCTCGTAGTTGTGGTGGTATCTCTTGGTGTTTCTTCTTCATCGTATCAAATAAAAAGGAGCCGACGTTATATTGCCGACTCCTTTAGAGTATATGGGAATGTAGGGAAGAGTTAAAGTTGTTTCTCTGCGGGTATATCGTCTTGTTGTTCAGGGAACGGTAACGCTTTGAACTCATTAGCTAATTCATTAACATTACTACCACTACGATTATCCACTGTGATGTTGTTATCTTTTAACCACTTGCCTATAGTGTTCATCAAAGCCGGGTTGTATTCCTCCATAGCTTTCATGTACCCAACTGCATTCTTACACAGTTCAGTATAACCGTCAGCAAGTTTAGCTCCTTCTACGTGATCCTTCATAAGTTATTATTTGTTGTCTCTCGGCATCTCAGAGTGGTCACCACGTCCGTTCATATTGTTCAGGATTCGTGTTACCCACATCTGTAAAAGAGCGGAGGAGCTGAGACCGAGCGTATTAGCGATCCCAGCTACCTCCTTCTTTTGTGAGCTTGTGAGACGAAAAGTTAGAGATGATGTATCTCCTTTTTTACCTTTCGCACTCATTCAGCGATATAAACTTAAGCCATTGCAGCAGTAAAGTCTGCCAATGAACCAAGATTGTTTCCGTCACCAAGAACAACGTCGTTAGCTTTAACGTCGATCAACTCAGCACTTCCGTCGTCTCCACTGATGTCAGTAGAAGCAGAAGTAGCGGATGTTTTATAGAACGCAAACTTGTCGATACCTTCGTCGTATACAGCAGCGATGTTTCCACCGTCACCAGTACCACGTTCAATGATAAGACCAGCGTCGTTCGAGTTGTTAGTTGAACCAGCAGCACCGTCGTTGATCAAAAGAATAGAGTCTTTGATCTCGGAGTTAGTGGTTTGTACGGAAGTAGTTGTACCGTTAACAGTTAAATTACCGCTAAGTACAAGGTTAGTTCCGCTTACGTCACCGGTGAAAGCAGCACCAGCAAGATTAGCTTTGGCAACATCAAGAGCAGATTCAGCAGCACGAGCAGTTGAAGCTTCGGAATCAATGTTCGATTGAAGAGTCGTGTCAGCAGATGCTCTAGCAGTAGCTTCACCACTAACAGCAGCGACACGAGCAGTTTCTTCAGCGTCGATATTGGACTGTAAAGTCGTATCAGCAGAAGCACGTGAGCTAGCCTCGTCATTGATGTTTGTTTGAAGGGTCGAATCAGCGGATTGACGGGCAGTCTCTTCAGCATCAATGTTGCTTTGGAGAGCTGAGTCAGCACTGGCACGAGAAGAAGCTTCACTATCAATGTTAGACTGAAGGGTACTGTCGGCAGATGCACGAGTACTAGCTTCAGAAGAGATAGCGTCAGCGTTAGTTTTGATTTGTGAGTCGAGAGCTTCGTCAGCAGCAACCAAAGAACCAGCAGATGTGATGTAGTTGGTAGAGGAGTTAGCGGAGTACGATCCACCTGCACCAAGACCAGCACCACTTTGAGTAGCGTCTAGTTCGGATTGGATAGCGGAGTCAGCGGATGCTCTGCTTGATGCTTCTGTGTCAATGTTACCTTGTAAGGTAGAATCAGCAGACGCACGGCTAGTAGCCTCAGCGGTGATGTTAGATTGCAGGGTAGTATCGGCACTTGCACGACTGGAAGCTTCGCTGTCGATGTTCGACTGAAGGGTAGCTTCGGCAGCTAACGCACGTGTTTCTTCTACTGCAATAGCACTCTTGGTCGATTGACCGATTTGATAGAATATAGATGATGTATCTGGCATATTAGTATTTATTATTGATGGTTAAAAAGTTAAGCAGTACCGTCCGAAACAAGCTCCGTCCATTCAGACCCTGTCCAAACGATAATCTTATTAGTGTCCGTCTCAAAGTATGTTTCACCAGCAGCTGGCGAAGCGGGACGGGTGGATGATGTGACTGTGTTTAAAGTAGCCATGTCTTATTCTTCCTCCTCTGGTTGTGTCCAAGCTTCCCCAGCCAACACGGTCAACATTGCCGAGTGACTAAGGGTATCTTTTCCGTATAGGCTTCGTGGTTTAGCTCCTTCGTATTTAACAAAGGTTTCATCACCTGCCACGTTATATCTTAGTGTATCCACTGATGTTTCAAGTACTTCGTCAAAGTTAACGGTACTTACTTCATCAGCGTTTAGAATTACATATTGTCTAGTGCTCATAATTATTAAGAGGGTACATCAGTTGAGAAGGTAGGACCGTTGGTAAGAGTACCGTCGTTAGAACCGCTACCTTGGTCAGTAATAGTTGTGCCTGCCCCAGAGTCGTTATCGCCCATTCTCCACCAATTAGTCGGGGAGTAAGAAGTTAAGTCGTCAGGTACTCCGCTATTGTAAATGGCAGTAACATCAGAAGAGGATAAAGCAGTGCCGTCCCACCATCCAAATTCGTCAATCTTTCCTTTGAACGGCAAACTACCTGATGTATTTCTACAACCAATATATGAAGGTTGCTGCTTATTTGCAACATCACCGCCATCAGTAACTGTAGCAACCTGCGAACCGTTTATATACATGGTTGCGGTACTTGTAGATGAATCCCTTGTGTACGCAATGTGTGTCCATGTGTCATGAATGGCGTGACCTGAGCTAGTTAAAATAATAAATGCCCCACCACTCTGTCTTAAATAAGCGGTGTAGGTCGTGCCGTTATAGGACATATATGCTCGTCTCGCCCCACCGTCTGCGAAAATACAAGCTTGGCTAGTCCCACTTGTAAAATTTGGCTTTATCCAAGTTGATACTGACCATGTTGTCGCATAAGCAACTCCTGTTTGGAGTACATCATCAGTACCGTCAAATTCTACGCTATGCTGGTTCTGAAAACTAGGACTAGCTTCATTAGCAAACGTTCTCCACGATCCACTGTCGTATGCAACAATAGCACCTGCATCGGTACTACCCGCAGCTTTTAAATATAACTCACCATTCTTAGCAAGTCCGTTAGTTACCAGCGATGATTGTTCGCTGTCGTTAATTACTGTAATATCGCTCATGTGTTTAGCTGTTGTTGAATATCTGCCAGTTACTACCGTCAAATACGTAGAGATAGTAAGTATCGCTTCCGTACATGATAGTACCTGTGCTGTCGCTGGTTCTTGCTGTTATGTTAGCTGCCGTGTCTACATCGGGTGCAACGGTATCTTCAGGGAAGCCGAGAATAGACTTTAAGAAGTCCGTTACAGCGTCCGTTTTATCTACCTTGTCATCCAACTTCGTCTTAACGGTCTGTCCGATTTGTTGAAGTATGTTAGCCATTATTGATTATATTTTTATGTTAGTGATTATTGATTGTCAAAACTATTGAGCAGCTTGCCATCCTGAGTCTGTAAATACATACAATTTATTAGTGTCCGTGGCATACGCCATCGTTCCTAAGTCGTCGTCAGTCCTTGCTTGAATGTTACTCTCAGTGTCTAATATAGCCTTGCTAGTGCTAGTAAGAGATATTAATAAGTTCCTGACGCTCTGTCCCATTTGATACCATACGCTCATATTTTATTTTCATTAATTGGTTAAATCCGACACTTGTTAGTGAATTACGGATCACCTGTCAAGCCTTCAAGAAACTCTGCGTGGTCTCCCACTTCTTCTTCACGTGCATCTAGGAAGTAAGGTAGTTCGTTCCAAGCAGTCGTTCCGTCTCCTATCTTAATACGATTACGGTCAGTATCTAACTCAATAGCAACTTCACCTTCCAGCAGTACTGGGTTCTCTTCCCTCCACTCAGCATAAGTACCACGTCTTAATTGTATACGTTTTGTAAAACTAGGCATCTGGTTGTCCTCCGTCGAATATATCAGTGTCGTCCAATACAGGACCACCCCCGTCAATAGTAACAAAAAATGGATCACTCTCCAGCGATGTAACCTTCGTTTGTAGTTCGTCGGCTTTCTGTTTGTTCTCCTTCACCTTTGCTGATGATACAGCTGCTAGTGTCCGTTGTTGAGCAGACAGAGGGTGAGGACGAGCTATTGGACGACGAGGCATACTCAGCACTTCCAACGACGCAACGCTAAAGCTTTACGGGTAGGCTTGCCGTTCTTTTCCATTGCACCTTTCATCCCCCTAAAACGAGCACAGAAAGATTTCTTACGAGGACCACCACCGGGTTGAGGAGCTTTTAGATTAGAACCAGTAGCACGGTTGTACTTGTCCCTACCTTTCTTAGTGAGTCCACCTTTACGGCTTTTCTCACCTCTGCCTATGGATAACGATACACCCACCTTACTTCTTCTTCGGGAACCCACGCTTCATGTTACTGTAAGCTTTAGGGCTAATCGTTGACTTCTTTTTACTACGGCTGATACCGAGTTTCTTTCTTCTGTTTATGTTTGCGTATAATCCTTTTGGCATATCTATCTTTTCATTAGCAGCTCCATCATACGATCAAGCTTAGTGTTTATCTCTTTAATATTTGTTTCAAGTCCACCCATACGGTTCTCAACAGCAGTATCTCTTTCACTTTGTGCTGCCAACTCTACCTCTATCTTAGTCAGTCGTCTCTCGTCGTTCTCTAATCTATCTGACAGTTTCTTTATCATCCAACCGATTACGGCAAGTATTACACCAAGAGCTGTATCTAAGAAGTGGGAGAGTGATTCGGTCATGGTAGATTGAGTTGTTATTAAGGATTAGTCCAACACATTCACGACCGACCCGTCGATCATTCGATTGTTTGTTTTTGTAATTGCCATATCGTATTATCTAAAGGTTAAAAGAGGAGGTCACCGATTGTTAAGCGTTATCTACTTCAGGGGAAATTTGACTTATCTGTATAGCTTTAGTCCCGTCAAATCGGAATAGTATTGTGACTTGGTGACCATCTGATGGTGTAGTTATCGTTGATGATTGAACCTCAAAATTACCACTAAAAAATGTCGGGTTCGCACTTACAGCTCCACCGCTTGTATTTTTAATAGTTAGATAAAACAACTGACCAGCTTCCCAATTCTGAGGTCTACTCTTATCTAAATTAAAACCGTAAGCCGTGTCACTTGTTACCTCACATATAAAGTTACCTGATGTATTAGGACTTAAATAAGCACCGTCTAATTCAGCATAGAGAGCTTGCGTGAGGTCTATATACCAATTAGTAGCATTCAACATTATACCTTGTATACTTGACCAATCGCTGTAATTGATACCTATTCCGTTTATTTTAGAAGTTGAATCGTTATCAAATACATATTGCAAACCTTCAAGCCAGTTGGATTCAAACCTAGAAACATTGGAATTAATTAAAGAACATAATGCTGTATCAGTTACAGTAGTAAGACCTGTAAGAATATTGTTGGAGAAGCTTACATTATGGCAGTTCTGTAACTTGAACATCCTCTGCGATGATAAGCTGGTAGAAAACTCGTCTATTTCGCAATTTCCAACACGCAGACTTCTAATAGCATCAGCAATAGGACTGTCGGTAGTATCTACAACAAGTAAACCATCACGACTGATAAATGTACATCTTTCAAAACTTACCGCTTCTATTCTTTCATCTTTGATGTGTAATACAGTCCACGGGTTTGTTCCTGTACTGCCTGAAGCACTGCTACCTATGAACGTACAACGAGTAAACTCAATAGGTGTTATTCCACCCGATGAGCCTTGTCCGTCAATATCTATAAATTTATCCGCAGTCCTACTACTACAATGTACTTCATTAAAACTGCTATAACCTAACCTGTTACCGTTTGAACGAATAACGGATCGAGTAAACAAACCAGCACCGCTAAAAAACACATTATTCATTACGAGGTCGATGTGACCCGCATTAAGCTCTACAAAGTCAGTAGCACTACCGTTAGTTTCAACACCTACATACGCAAAAGTGTGCTGTGCGTACGATACCCTAAACATAGGATCAGCACCACCCGTCCACACTAGAGTAGAAGCAAGCCTTGTTGAACCTGTTCTTCTACCTTTAAGGTGGCTACCCATTATTCCAACACCCGTTCTAGTAAGCTCTAAAGTCGTATTAAACGCAAAAGCACCCTTACCAAGTTCTCCTACATTTTTAGCATCAGCATTTAAGTAGGCAATCCACGCCTGTAGTGCGGCTGTATCGTCATCACTTCCATTGCCAACCGCTCCAAAATCATACGGAGTAAGTACCTCGCCAAACCGATCAGCAAGACTCCTAGCCCTAGTTGAACCTGTAGCTGTTACTTGAGCTTCGTTGACAGTAGCAACACTAGCAGCAGCTGTAGCAACAACACATATCTCAGCAGAGTTAGCAGGTATCGTATTGAATGTAATATCGGTAGCACCTATCGTGTAGTCGGTATCAGGTACTTGTACAAGACCATCTATTGATACGATATAGGCTTCTGCTTCAGTAGTTTGTGGAGTAAAGGAAAGAGTAAAGACGTTATCAACAGCGTTACCTGTGTGAGTTGATTTAAAGAACCCAGCTAAATTAGTGTTGGTTAATGCTACTTGACCATCTACGTATCCTTTATTAACAGCGTCTGTAGCAAGCGTACCATCAGCTAAGTTCTTGATTTGCTTGTTACCAGCGTTGTAGTTTGTACTTCCTTCTAGCTCCCCTAAGCCAGCGTTGACCCCGTCGATTGCTTCTTCAGCTAGATAACGGTTGTGTCTGTACGCTCTGTCTAATTCAGTTTCCGTTAATACAGAACCGTTTTCAAAATCTACTAAGTCGGTGCTAGGATCAGATACACGTTTAATACGTACCAACTCACCACCAGCTAATGTTGTTGTAGGATTACTAAGGACAATCTTTTGAGCAGGTGACGTCTCTATTGTGTAGTTCGTGGTGAGTGCTTGGTTTACTCCTTCTATTTCGACTACAACGTGTGAGTCTTCTAAGTACGGAAAGGAAAAAGCAAAGTCTGTCTGTCCAGCAGTCGCTGTGTAGTCTACGTAGGTGTTAGCCATGATATTATATTATTACTTATTGAGTGAGGAGTTCAAGCACTATTGCTTAAATCGAAATGTTTCGAACGGCCCCTCCACTTTACGTTGTTTACGTCTTCTTCGAGTAGGTTCTTCTTTTCTAACAAAGTTAAGCCAAGACTTCCCATCCTCGTTTACAAAGTTTTTATATTTTTTATCCTCTTTCATTACCCCCCAAAAATGTGACCTATACTCGCTAATCTTTTCTTTTATAAGTTTGGGACGAGATAGTTCCCCTTCCATAGGTTCTCCATACTCAATAGCTTCTTTGTATTCTTTAGATTTTA